AATGCCAACAGGCATCCGGTACAGATATGCAGTCATTGGATTATCCTTTGCGGTTAGACCAGAAGTCGGCGTTTTGTTTGTTCAGGGAAGCGATGCTGGTCATGCCCATATTTTGGCGTTGTACATCGCCCGTGGTGCTGCGGGTGTTTCGCCCTTTGGCAATCTCTGACACGGCGTTAAACGCCATATCTACCGATTGCTTGGGCAATTTGCGGATATCCGCATCACCGACAACCTGGCGAACCAGTGTTTTGTCAGCGGCAGCCAGCACATCACGTTTGAATGCGGTCGGTTTCACCTTACGGCTCAGATCTATACCCGGGACGATAACCTCGGCACGATAGGCAGAGTCACCGGTAATCGTGGTTTCCTCTTCGTCGTCCTCGCCGTCGCCGGTCGGATCTTTTTTGTCTTTTTCGTCAGGCTTATTGTCGTTATCGCCCGTCGCATTTCCTTCCAGCTTAGCCAGCAGAGCTTTGAGCAAGGTTTTGATATCGTCCTCGCCGTCGCCGGTCGGCTCTCCGCCCATTTCCGGCTTTTTGTCCGGCAATGGTTGCTGCGGTGAAAGGTTAATGTTGAGGTTAACGCCGCTAGGCAGATCCCCTTCATCACCCGTTACCGCCGCTGGCGCAGAGTCCAGCAGTTCGTTCATGGTGTCAGCGTCACCCGTTTTGATGGCCGTGCGCATGCGGGTCCACCAGCTTTTCTTTTGATTTGCCATTGTGTCTCTGTCTCCAATTGCACAACGATTTCCGGCTCTGCCTTTAGGGACAAGAGCCACATGGTTTCCGGTAATATCGACCTGCTCGGCTTTACCTGGCTCGGCCTGCTCGTACTCCGCGTCATAGCCGCACGACACCTCGCGCAGGCCATCTTCAATAAGCTGAATGGCGCTTTCGTCTTTGACGATAAGGTCTGCCAGCATCAAATCAGACTGGTCACCAGTCCCGCGCCGCACGTTCTGAAGATGCCCGACAGCAAGCTCTTTCCAGTTCTCGGGATTTACCAGCCGCACATTCCCGTTTTCATCTTCAGGATGCAGGATCGTGATGCTCATCCCTTCGAATGAGGCGAGCGTGGCCGGATGGAATACCTGCTCAGGAGAGCGCGTTACGACTATCTCACCGAGCTTGTCGGGTTTGAGGTTTGGCAGATCGGCAGCGCCGTAGAGCTGTTTACCCGTTCGACCTATCGGCACGTCTTTGCACAACAGAGAGCCGTCAGCCAGCTGATAGCGGGTTTCCCCCAGCCGGGTATTGAAAAAATATTTCATGGTTTACCTGCGATTCAGGCGAGATAAGAATGAGGGTTGGGGAAGACGATCTCTTTGTAACAGCGGCAGTTCGGGAGCTCGCCAGCATGACCGGTCATGCCGTCAAGCGTTGGAGGTCGGCCCCATTCGACAAACTTGCCCTCCATCTCCCGATGAGAATGCCGGACGTCGCCATCTTCGGCTGTACGCCAGATATACCCATTCGAGCCGATTGACAGCGCACGCGCCTGATCCAGCGCGCCGGTTGCGCGTCCAAGCTCGGTACGGGCGATAAGGTTCGCTCGTGAGCGTGACACGTCACCGGACGCAGCTATCTCTTTCGCGAATGGCTCAGCGCGGCCACCAGTCACAACGGCCTCGATGGCTTTGTTCTGAATGTCATACACCCGATCGGCGGCCTCAAGAGGTAGCGATTTGATGTACTTAATCTGCTCGGCAACGATGGATTTCATCACCTGGCCTACCGGGGCGCGGTCAACCATGTTGCGCAGCTCTGCGCTGATGTTCCGGCTGTGCTGACGCCACTGCTTTTCATTCTGGCGCGCAATGTCGGAGGTAAAGTTCTCAGCAACCTTCGTCGCCCAGGGGGTGATGATTTCGCTGTAGCGCTCCAGCGCATCCATTATTTCGGTGACGCTATCGTTTGAACCATCGTAGCGACCATTTACGATATCCCCGACCGCCCGCGCTATCTGCCGTAGGCTCGTTCGATATCGGATCTCCGCCTGGCGACTCTGGCGGTTTGTCGCCAAGTTCGCCGATGCCTGGCGGCGCTTCGTCTTCGGCATTCTCTATGTCCTCGTCGGTAATGGATGCCCCGATGCCGGTGACGTCAGAGTTTTCTCGCAGGTCGGTCATCGCCGCCTTACGCGTCATCAATCCGTCGCCCAGCGCGGTGCTGATCGCGTTGGTGGTGTTTACGGCCACCGTTGAGCGGTCAACGTCAGACATTTGCCATAGCGGGTTAAACTCAAACGTGAAATCGTCCGGCAGCGGCTTACCGAGTTCCGAGCGGTGCATAATGTCCAGTATCCGGCGCATCGGCAGCCGTAAGCGGCGCTCCTGCAATGAACTCACCCGGTCGTAATAGTTGGCGAGGTCTGCATCACCAGTAGAGAAGCCTTTCGGGGATTGACCGAACAGGCGTACCAGCGGGATGCCGACGGCACCGCTGATCTGCTCAGCGAACTGCGAAAGAATGTCATCCAGACCACTGAAGCTGTACTGGTGGGTTTCGAAAGTATCTTCGGAATCCATCAGCGTCATACCTTCATTGCTTTGGAACTGGCGGATCAGATCGATGTTCTTCAGCAGCGCTTCGAACGCGGGACCACCCAGCGCAATAAGCTCACGGAGTTTTTTCACTTTGTAGGTACGCAGATGCGCTTTGTAGACCAGCTGCGCAGCGCCGACAGTGGCGCTGTCGAACGCAGTAAGCCGATCCCAGATACGCTCTACAACCGACATTCCCCATTCGTTTTCGGTCATCTTCTGCTGGAATGGCAGCGTCACCCCGTCGAAGCGAATCAGGCGGCTGTGATGGATGCGCCAGGCCGGGATGCCCGTTGCAGTGGTCACCACGTCGTAAAACTCAGGTTTGCCGAGATCCGGCCCCATATCTTTAATGCGGCGGGTCAGCACCGGGGTAATCATCCAGCGGTCGAGCGGGAGAATGCCCTTAAACTTGCCTTCTCCAATGGTTTCGAGCCGCAACGGGGTCATTGGTGCCTGCCCCTCAATCATGATGAAGCCAACCGCGCCGCCGTAGAGACGCGACCATTTCAGCAGGTCGTTCAGCGCATCCCAGATCTGCAACTCATCCAGCTGCGCTTCCAGGGTGCCACGGTCTTTGGCGTCAATCTCCGAAGTGATGCGAATGCCTTTCCGGGTCATATCGTCCGGGATAGCGTCGACCGCTTCGCCGATGATCCAGGACGAACGATAGGACCATTCCACCAGCATGCGGTTGCGGCTGGTGAAGTTAGCCCGGTAGGTCGATGCTGAGTGCTGGTTAGGCGTCTGCATCCCCACGCGGGCGACAAAGTTCTCATAGCCATCAGCGGTGGCCTGCGCCGTTCGCTGAGAGGCTTGCTTGTTTCGTGCCATCAGGCCTGTCTCCCTAGCAGCTCCCAGATGTTCAGGGCTGAATTCATTGGCGCGTAGCTGATCATCACCGAGTCTGCGAGGTTCGGCGACTTGGTGCCGTCAGGCTGTTTATCAACAACGATTTTCCCCACGCCGTTAATGGAGTAGGTCGGCTGCGACAGCTCGATGATGAGTTTGTCTTTGCTCGCCATGGCGCTGCTGATTGAGATGATTTCGTCCGGGTTGTAGGCCATGCCCTCAACCACGGCGCGGTAGGTATTCTGGAAAAGCTTGCGTAACCGCCACCAGCTCTGGGCCTTGGCGTTAGCGAAGAAATCCTTGTTCAGGCGGGCGGCCTGTCCGTTGTCGCCGCGCACCGCTTCGTCGTCCGGATCAAACACCGCGCCGCTACCGCGAAACGGTGTGGCGAGTATTGACGGTCGGCGCGCAGCGTTGCGCAGTTCGTTGATGGCGCGCGCATCGCCACGAACGCCAGCGCCCAGACCGTCCTCGTCGAAGCGAAACTCTTCGAGGTTGTCCTGTTCGCAAAAGCCGAAGACCTTCTCAACGGACTGGTAAATGTCGCTGCCCACGCCGGACCATTCCCGCACGTTCTCCAGGAGGAAGCCGTGACGGGTCGAAAAGGCGTTTTTGTCCCGGCCTTCGTCGGCGACGTCCATCGCGCCCAGTCGCTTGCCTGTTGGCTGGATGCCCAGCTTGATATGCGCGTCGACGGCGGCCTGTACCCAGTCGGACGGGATCAGGACGCCTTCCGCAGATGCGCTGTAGTTCAGGTCAAGTTCCTGCGCCACCACCACCGGATTGTCGATTTTCTCGCATTCCCTGCGATACCACTCTTCATCCTTGCGCGGGTCATTTCGCCAGTGGAATGTGAATACCGGTATCTTCCCGCCGTGACGCTTCTGCGCGAACGGGTTCGCCATGCCGTTAACCGAACTCAGGTCGATACGGCAGCGGGTGGTTTGCGACAGCGCCGCGTCAATCAGCAGAGGACGCTGGAGGAATGCAGCCTCATCCACCAGGTAGAGCGTGGTACGGTCACCACGACCGATATTGTCGCCAGCCTCGCCTTTGATGACCGCGCCAGTATCGGGAAACTCAACGCGCATGTACGGGGCGTGCTTCTTCTCGTCCCACGAACCGCGAAACTCGACGGGCAGCGTTTCCACGAACTTGCGCGCCTTCCAGAACAGCGCCTTCGGGTCACCGGTACTGTCGACGTATTCCTCTTTACGGGAGCCGAAGCCGATAACCATCTCTTTGTTGAAGAGGCAGAGCGAGCAAGCCAGCCCGATCGCCGTCCAGCTGAGCCCCATTTCGCGGCTCTTTTCGGTGATGCCGTTCTCCAGCCGTTCGCGCCGTTCCATGATCCAGTGAATCCACTCTTCCTGTTTCGGGAACAGCAGAAAAGGGATTGTGACCGGCAGGCCATAATCGATGTTACGCGGGTCAGTAGTCATACCCCAGTCGATGATGAACTGTGCCGGGTTGGTGCGGTAAAACTGCTTTAGCGCTGGCAGCATTTCAGGGTTCTGGCGAATGCGCTGTAAGCGCTCCATCCGCCATTCAAAAACCATCTGGTAATCAGGGTTTCTGAAATCGAATTCAAACGGGAGAGGCATGATCACCCCATCATCTTGCGGTAAATCTCTGCGGCCTGATCTGCGGTGAGGTTGGTCGTCTCGGTCTTGATCGGGCCGCCATCCTTGCCAGTGCTTTCAACCTTCAGCTTATTGGTGTAAGCGTCGCCAACCTCTTTCGCAGCCTGTTCAATCAGCTGCGCCGTCAGGGAGAAATTTTTCATCCCCTCGGTTTTGGTTGCCATGCGGTCAAGCACGCGGAGGCGATAGGATTTGTTCGCGATCGGAATGTCGCTGGTTTCGGTCAGGAACCGTTCGCGCGTCGCGTGGAACATCTCGATCCACTTTTTGGCGAGCGTCTTACCGCTGGCCTTCGTTGGGTCGTGAGATTCAGCCTGCTGGCGGGTGATCTTGATCCCGAATTCTTTTTGGACAGCCTCGACCACCTGCGATGGCGAGTCATAGCACGCAAGCGACTGAATGATGAAGGCTTTCACATCAGGTTTTAATGCAGCCATAAATCACCATTCGTCTTATACAGTCCAGTATTTAAGCCAGTCGCAGCATGCACGTCCCGCACGCTCTGGCAATATCGAGATGAGCAACCTCCGCTGGCTGATTCGCCGCATCAATCATTTCCTGCACGTCCCGGCTCGCACCGTAACGGCGAACCACGCCCACAAACTCTTCCACGTCATGTCCGCGCAGCTTCAGCTTTGGCTGCCCTTCCTGCGTGAACTTCGGCACGCCAAATTCATCTGTCGCCTGGCAGATGTGATAAAGCTCGTGCTCTATCAGCGCGCAGAATTCCAGATCGGAACATTGCGAACAATAATCGGCGGCCAGCGTAATGATGAACTGCGGCACCCTGCCGAACCATTCATACATCTGCTGCTCCATCCGCGCTTTCTGCCAGCCTCCAGCCCGCATTGCCACTTCTTCCGCCTGCCCCAGCACGGAACGCCCTTTCTTCTCGAAAGCGTTCGACGCCCATAGAAAGCACAAATCCGCTTCAAGCAAATGCTGGTGGTCTGGGTTATAAAGGTCTCCGCCATCACTCAGAATATGCTGACACAGCCAGTCGCCAACATCGTCGGCTGGCATTAAGCTGATATATGGCTTCGGATCAGGCGGCATCGTAAAATGTATTGGTGGGTGTGGTCTGTTCATGATTCATTTCCAGAAACGACTATTAAAACTTGATCACCAGACGAACGGCCCCAAATAGTCGCATCGTTGAAATTTATATCCCCAGGGGAGCGAGGGTGTGACGCCTGGTTAACATCTGGTTGGACGTCGCTTTCGCATAAATACGCGATACCCGAAATGACCTGTATAAATCCGAACTGGCCGCGTGATGTTATCTGCTGCCAGTCTTTCGTTAATGTAATTGCTCGCGTTGTCATTTATTCCTCACGCTAAAACGAAGTCAGGATGTGATGGGGTAACAATAAATATCCGCGCGTCGGCCGGAATATCGCCATATATTACATCAATAAAAAAGCCATCCTTTGTAGATGGCTCTTTAATTACCCCGCCTGCATTGTCGTACTCTCCGTCATCATTATAGAGCTCGCCGCGTACAGCTATTTGCAACTCAGGTGTTGGCGCAGGCCAGCCTGATTTTTTCAACCACCAGCCAGACGCAGTACGTGCTGTCGCTTCATCCGGAAACTGTAGGTAAATCATCGTGAGAACCCCTTCGCATATGAAATACCCTCGATATAACGAGTGGCCCAGTCTTTTGACGCCTGCGGGATAGCGCCGCGCTCAGCACCATTGAGCGCGATGTCATGCGTCGTGCCGTCTGTGTAATAGATGCGTGCTGCAGTAGCCATTAGCCCGGGATTTTTCACCCAAGCAAATGCGGCTGCGCGTGTCGCTGCTGCTCCATTTGTTGCTATTAGCGATGTTGCTACAGGGCCGCGCTCCAGCTGAGTAAACGCAGCGTAAATCGTGTCTCCCACCATCGCAGATACACCACCCAGAATATTTGAGGGACCAAAAAATACGTAATAACCGCTGTCAGCAGGCAATACGGCATGCAGCGTCAACATCACCCAGCCACCCACGAATTTACGTGCTGTCATCTCGCCGGAAATTATTCCACGCACAACCACTACTGACGTTTCCAGCGTGGTCATGTTGGCATAAAAACGCATTGTGTTAGTCGTGCCTATATCCTCAAACGTTCCGTGCAGGTATGGAGTTGATCCTGCCCTGACAATGAGCGTCAGTGTGTTATTGCCTGCGCTGAGCCGTGGAGAAACAAACACGCGAGAATAACTCGTTGCGCTCGCCGTCAACATTTGAGCAGTATTTCCACCACTGATGTCTGGTGCAGCGTTCTGAGTTACTGTTATCCCGCCTTTTGTCCATGCGTTAAAACTCGATGACCAGATAAGAAGGTTAGTATCCTGAGGCTCAGGTTCATGCCTGCCGATTGCTACGCCGTCTTTGTACTCAACCAGCCATTCGTTGGCCGGGGCATATTGAATCGAGCCGTCTCTTGCAATGACAGCTCGCGGGCTGAGGCACTCAAATATCAGGCGTGGGTCAGTGCTCTCTGCTGTCATGTCGATGTCGCTAAGGTCAGCACTGCTACTATTAGTTACATTGCCAAATATTGGGGTGCCACGGATAAATAAACCTTTCATGTAAATTACTCACGTTCACGTCAATGCTGAGACCTTCGCATTTCTATTTCACGAATATCAGCCTTGTCTCTATTGCACACTGCCAGCGCCGATAAGAGGCTGATATTAAGATCAAGACTCGCTCCCCACGTTAGCGGGTCGGGGATTTTTGGCTGTTGGGTTTCAGCGGTCAGGCTGGCTGGTAACGGAACTACCGGAACCGGTACGTAGACCGTTCGCGTATTCGTGCATCCGCTTAACTGCGCCAGCAGGCACAACACGAACAGCACAATCATCATCCGCAACAGCAGCTTTGATATCGTTCTCGGCTCTCTGTGACTCCAGTGCGATCTGCTGCTTGGCATGTTGGTTTGTCTCCAGAATGATGTTTGTTATTGCTACGGTGCGCAGGACATTCGCGGTGATGGTCTCAGAGGCATCAGCACGCTGTTCTGCATCGTCAGCGCGACGCTGTTCCTCCAGAAACTTTCCATGATAGTGATCCGCCGACCAGATAAGGGCGCCCGCCAGCACAGCAACAAAGACGACTATCAGAGCGGAGTATCTCGTCTTCATGACATCAATACTCCAACA